ACCAATGACTCAAGAACGGCAAGTATCTGCATTTAAAGAAGGTATTGAGGCTGTTATAGAGCGGTTTTCTGCTGAATTCGATCTTACCTATTCTGAGATGATAGGAGTTTTGGAGGAAACTAAATTTTGGCTTTTACTGGAATCTGTTGATCTTGTTTCAGAAGAAGAAGAAGAGGAAGAGGAAGAAGATGATGAGGAAGGTGAAAACTGGAAAAACTAATTACGATATTCTACCAGAAGGATATTTTGAAGAGCGGTATGTGGTTTGGTTTTGGTAAATTGTTATGAAACGTAAGGTGAAGCAGAAAGTTAATAAAGAGTCAAAATCTGTTTCTCTTAAAGGTGAGGAATTATATTTGTCTCTTCAGAAACAATGGAAGAACAGTATGTCTTTACGGAGAAGTTTTCCAAAGGGAAAAAACTAGTCTTCTTATTTATTTAAACTATGGCATTTCAGCCAACGGAACATCCGGTTCTGGCACTTCCCTCGCAAGAGAGAATGCGAGAATTTAAAAAAAGAGGGAAAAAAGGACTTGACGAGTTAGTTGAGATTTTCAAAAAAAGAGAAGAACTCATCCAACTTGAAAGAAACGACCCTTTTAGATATGGATTTGAACCCCCTAACTGGGGCGATGCTGATGAATTGTGGGCAGATGCTTCAGAACTGCTAATCCAAGGAGGAAACCGGGCTGGAAAATCTGAATATGCTGCTAAAAAGGTGATTCGGATGCTCACAGGTAAAAAGAATGCAAAAGTGTGGGTACTTGGAATGACGGCACAATCTTCTATTCGAGATCAGCAACCTTTAATCTACAAATATATTCCAGAAGAGTGGAAAAATTTAAGGAAAACAAAAGTTCAGAACGTAAGTTATAGTCAAAAGAACGGTTTTACTGAAAACACCTTTGTGTTCCCAAATGGCTCGCAATGTTGGTTTATGAATTATTCGCAGGAAATGCGAGTAATTGAGGGTGGAGAGGTTGATTTAATTTGGGCAGACGAACTTGTGCCTCTTCAATGGATTCAGACCTTAAGGTATAGGCTTATTACTCGAAGTGGAAAGCTACTAGTTACCTTCACTCCAGTAGACGGGTACACCCCTACTGTTAAGGAATACATTAACGGCATGAAAATTCTGGAGACAAAAGAAAGTCCTTTACTTCCAGATAGTGTAAATGTGCCGGGATGTGAGATTGGACACATGCCATATGTTGCTGAAGGAAGAAAGGCAAGCAGTAAGATAATTTGGTTTTTCACATCCATGAATCCGTACAATCCAATTACGGAGATGGAGAAGACTTTAAAGGGAGAAACTTCCATACAGATTAAGTTGCGGGCTTATGGATTTGCCCAAAACCTAACTGGAAACCAATTTCCTAAATTCTGCCATGTTCATCTTCTTGCCCCCGAAGACATACCTAAAGAGGGAACTAACTACTTTTGTGTTGATCCGGCTTGGAGTAGGAACTGGTTTATGCTTTGGTTACGAGTGGATGAAAAGGGAAGGAAATATGTTTATCGAGAGTGGCCGGACAGAAAGACTTATGGAGAGTGGGCTATCCCCGGTGAAAAGCCAGATGGAACCATAGGCCCGGCTCAAAATATTGGTGGAGGTCGAGGAGTTGAGGAAGTGAAAGGTATTATTGTTGAGGCTGAAGCTGGAGAGAAAATAGAGGAAAGATATATTGACCCCCGTGCCGGAGCTACCCAAGCTGCCGGAAGAGATGGGGGAACGAGTATTATTGACTTGCTTGAAGAAGGGGAAAATGCTATGCACTTCCTTCAGGCGGCTGGAATATCAATCGCCAACGGATTAACAATAATCAATGATTGGTTAAATTATGACCAGAACGAACTTATTTCGGTTTTAAACGAACCTAGTTTATTCATAAGTTCCGAGTGTGGTAATTTAATTTATTCGCTTCAAGAATGGACAAGCAGAGATGGAGAAAAGGGAGCCACTAAAGACCCCATAGACACGCTTCGATATTTAGCGGTGATGGAACCTATTCATGTAACGAGTAGCACCTTTGCCGCATCGAAGGTACTGGGATATTGAATACAAATATGAATACGGATAATTTGGTGGAGCATACCGATACTCCAGATGTTGCGGAGTTAACCAAGGAATACATTCGGAGCCTACATGATGGGTATTCGATGACTAAAGTTTCGGAAGCGGACAACATTCGTCTTACCCGATGGACAGGTCAAAGTGATGATGGAAAAAAGCACAGTAAAAACCTTTCAGAAGGAGAACAGGCTTTTCCGTGGGATGGTGCGAGTGATACCCGCATTCCTTTGGCTGATTCCATAATTAACGATTGTGTGGATGTTTTAACCACGGCATCTAGCAGAGCCACTTTAAAAGTAGCCGCCACAGAGATAGGCGATGTGGAACAAGCAGCGGTAGCCAACAAGATGATGCACTGGCAACTGGACACTAAACTGTACCACACAATAAATCGGGAGGCTGAACTTCTAGCACAGCACGGATTACAATACGGGTGGAGTGCTTTGTTTGTGGGTTGGGATCAAAAAGCTGCTTTGAAAGCGGTGGCTATCACGATGGAACAGGTTATGCAGATGATCGACCAATTGGAACAGGATGATCCTTTGCGTGACTTTCCAGAAATAATAGCCGATCCAGATAGGGAAGATGAGGCAATAGCCATTATTAAAGCTCAATATCCAAATGCTACGGATAAAGAAGCTAAAAAAGCTGTAAAGGATTTGCGGGAAACCGGACAAACCGAAATTCCAGTTGCTTATATTTCAGTTAATCAACCTTCTGTGGTAGCACTTAAACCTTGGGAAGACATTACATTCCCACCAGAGACAACTGATCTTCAAGCTGCCAGAGTTATATTTAGGCGAGTATTTTTGACTGAAGTTGAACTTCGAGCTAAAACCGTTGATGAAGATTGGGATGAAGATTGGATTGAAAAAGTAGTAAATACCGCTGGAAAATCTGTGGAGTTTTTTGAGTTTTCGCAAAGTGTTACTAATCTATCTGTAAACGACACAATAACTAGGCAGGATAATCTTATTGAAGTTGTTTATGCTTACACTAGGCAGATAAACGAAAACAACATGCCGGGGATTTATTACACTATTTTTAGTCCCATATACACAAAAGACGATTCTGGAAATGATATTTATGCTAAACATGAACTTTTAGATTACGCCCATTGTCGGTATCCGTTTATTGAATTCAGGCGTGAACGGCTCAAAAGGCGCGTGGTGGAGTCCCGTGGAATTCCAGAAATATGTGAGACATGGCAGAACGAAATTAAAACTCAACGGGATTCAATATTCGATTCCACATCCTTTGAAACACTTCCACCGATTATGGTGAATAAAAGGATTGGATTGGCTAATAAGGTTGGCCCGGCGGTTCAACTTCCTGTGACTAAACCGGGGGATTACGAATTTATGAAGCCGCCACCGCGCACCCCCAATACGGCTTTGAATCTTATTGAAATTGTGGAGAGACAAGCAGATAGTTATTTTGGAAGGGCAAATAAAAGTCTACCGCCAGTTCAGACTCAACTAAAGCAACAGCGCATGGTGAATAACTGGTTAACAACATGGACTGAAGCCTATCAGCAAATGTTTACTTTGTGCCTACAATTTCTGTCGCCGGAAGAAATACAGAAAATTTCGGGGTCTGGAGCCATTCCTAGATCGGATATGATGCAATTTGATTTTGTATTGAAGTATGATGTTAGAGAATTGGATACTGAATATGTGGATAAGAAATTGGCCACAATAAGTCAGTACGTTATCCCACAGGATGCCGGTGGAGTTTTGGATAGGAATAAGTTGATTGGAATGGTGGTTAAAGCAATTAGTCCCGACATTGCTGAAGAGTTAATTATAGATCAAACCACCGCTAGTCAAAAAATGTATGGCGATGTAAAAACTGAAATTGGATTGATGATGTTGGGTAATGAAGCTAATTATGTTGAAAACGATCCTGCCGCGAAAACAAAAATGCAATATGCTCAAGAGATTGTATCTAGGAATCCCAAAGCACAAGCAGCATTACAAGGAGATGAGGTTTTTCAGCAACTATTTGAGAACTACTCCAAGAATCTTCAAATGTCGATTATGCAGGAAGAAAACAAAACGGTGGGCAGAATTGGAGTTAGTCAATTAACATAATGGATTTGTCTCATTTTCAATTTGATACAAACCCGCTTTGGGATGATGTGTTAAAACGGTTAAAAGACATGATTGAGGTAGAAATATCTGAAGCTTTAACCCAAGACATTAGTCCGGAGATTAGAAGTCATCAGTGTGGAAGGGCTGAAGCTTTGACTGATTTTAGGTATTCTCTAATAGAGTCGTGGGAAAAAGCTAATCCCGATAAAAATATAGATTTAAATGCTTGACAGTTTTCTGAAAACAGTTTTTAGTTTTCGTAACTTTTGGTTCCTTAAAGGGATCAATAGAATTTGTGGGTTTCTGCGTATCCTTAAAAACGCTGTTTGCCTGACTTGCAGGGCTTAAAACCGGCATGAGTGAAAACAAAGTAGAGGGAGAAAGCAGCACTCCCCAATCGACGGAAGCTGCACAAACGAACATTGGTGAACTTTTGGACACCGATGGATTGGCAAGTCAACTGGAAAGGATGTTTGATACGCCAGACGAACCCGCTGCGGAAAGTGCGGGAAATGAGGAATCGCCT